CGCCTCTTCGACGACTGCGACGGGCACTTCGACAACGGCGTCTTCGCGTTTTTCGTCGGCCTTATCGCCGTCCATCTGCTTGACCTTGGCCTCACTCCAAGACACGGCCGCGTCTCCCCCCCAGAGTTCGTGCGCTACAAAACCGGGAGTCTCACTGCCGGCCTTATCCCAGCCCGCCTTGCGATCAACTTTGTGCCGTGCGAACCACGCACGCATCTCGCGAACGTGCTCGGGCGTCAGTTCTTCGCGGGCGGCGATCCGCTTTGCACGCGAAACAGTCTCAGGCTTGAGTCCGTCGCCAGATCGGCCTTCTTCGTGGAGCTTCAGCCCGTTGCGGGCGCATGATGCCATGCCCTCACTCGGCACAAGGCTCACGGCACGCTCTTCGATCTCCTGGGGGGCGGCTCGTCGAGCCACCCACTTCTGCCCGGTGTCGCCGCCGGCAAGCTGCCACTCCACCCAGGCGACAGTTCCCGACCAGCCGAGGGTCTTCGCCGCCAAGCAGCGTTCGTAGACGGTCGAGAGATACGCGATTTCTTCGACGCTGACGACCTCGCGGGCGACCAGCCGCTGGGCAATGCCGACCAACACGCCGTCGATGCCTTCATTGCGTTCGGCGAGCTTGAGGCCACGCTTGGCAGCGTTCGCCATCGTCTGCCGCGGGCGATTCTTGTCACCCATAGCAAGCTCAATGGCTCGCCGACTGACGACGACGCTCGACGAGTCATACGCGGGCCGGGCCACGGGGCCGACATCCTCGAGCAGGGCGATGTTTCTGACCTCGCGACGACGCATTCCGCGCTCATCGGTAGACCAAGAGTCGCCGGAGTCCTTAGAAATCGCGAACGCGAAGCTGCTGCCCACGACAGTACGATCTTTTACCCACTCAACAGTGTCTCTTCCTATGCTTGTGTTCGTGTTGGGAGTGATTTCGTAACGCAGACCGTAGGCGTCAGTGGTCAGTTTCAACGTACCATTTGTGGTACGTCCCAGCAGTAGGTTTCGGTCGTGATTGAACACGCCGATCACGTCGGGATTCGACGAGAGCACGTTATCGAACGCGGAGGGGTGGATTGTCTCCACAAACCCACCCAAATTCCTACTTTCTGAGTTAAATACGGCCCCATAGCCCGTAATTACGGCCTTTTTATCGCCGTTTTCGGTGTCCCGAAGCTCGATTTGAGCCTCAGAAAGCATGGTTCTACGCTCGATCTCGCCGATATTTGACATGATTAGAGGTGCTTATCGCACCATCCTTCTGTGGCAATTTCGTACTTCTGCCCGCTGCGGTGGCACTCCAAGAGGAGTTCACGCGACCGGGCTGCCCAATTCGACGCAAACTGATCGATATCTCTGCCGGTAGCCTGGGCAGATTCGCGAAGTTCTTCGCGAATGCGGGCAGCCATCGTGTCTAGCCACGCCGCCATCTTCTCTGGCTTGTTGCGGCGCTCGAGCACGCCGTCTGCTTCGACCCCGGCGAGGCGTCGAAGCGTCGTTTTGAAGACAACTTCGGCCCCCGCAATCGCCCTGGCGTCCTGCTCCTCGGCGGCATCGGAGTCGTTTTCGGGAGGCTCGACCTCGTCGTCGTCCTCTTCGTCCTCTTCTTCCGGCGATTCCTGGGAAGGGGCGGCCTCGGGCTGCGGTTTCTGCCCGTTCGGGTTCTCCATCGTGAACGCATCAAGCAATTGCATATTCACCTGAATGAATCGCTTCTTGCCCATGCCGTCGGGGAGCGGGTTGTAGCCGATCTGGGCGCGAATCTCGTCCACGTCGAGTGCGCCGAGGTTCGCCATCTCGCGGATGAACTGGCTGCGGGCAGCGTAGTCGCCGGCCATCAAGGCGTTCGTGTCGAACTGGACGAAATACTGCTTGTCGTCAACGACGAGATCGCGGCGGCAGGCCGATTCCCATCGGCGGCACCACGGGATCAGCGAGAAGGTGACGAAGTCGATAGCCGACTGCTCGACCGTCGAAAAACGCACGTTGGACAAGTCTCCTACCAAATGAGGTGGCACACGGTAGCACCGTGCCACCTCTTCGACTTGGTAGCGCCGAGTCTCAATCAGCATGGAAGTATCGTTGCGCTGCTCGATTTGCTTCCGGTGAAATCCGAAGGGCATGACAACAGTTTTGAAAGAATTCATCGGCCCCTGATGAGCGTCATTCCACTGTTCCTTGAACCGGGCGAGCACCTCGGGCTTATGCGGTTGGTCGGTTTCGATGTAGGTTCCAGGCATTCCGTTGTTGCCGAAGAATGCGCCAGAGTGCAGTTCGGTGGCCCGAGCCAGCCCGATGGCGTCTCGAGATAGGGTAGTTGGTACAAACCCTGTCACCCCGTCGCTAGAGAGCCAGCGAAGATGAAAAATCTCGTCCTGACGATACTCGGTGACTTGAACCTGGGGCTGGAACGGCGTCGTCGGCTCGGTGTAATAATATCGGAGCTTGCCGTTTGTGAGCCGCTTGCATTCCATCCGCGAGGGATGCAGGGGGATAAGCTCGCTCACCCCGCCCTGCCGGCCGCCCTTGATGTACGCATATGCGTTACCCCAAAGCAAAAGCCAAGACTGCATTAATTCCCGGAACTCGAACCCCGTCATCCACGAATTTGGCTGGTGGCAGAGAACCTCATGCAGATGCTGCTCGTCGGCGATCTCCTTGCCGCCGCCGGGGAGCCGGCGGTAGACGTTCATTGGCAACGACGCCAACGATTCGGCGAGCACTCTGACGCAGGCCAATACGGCCACGCACTGGAGGCTCGTCTCAGGCGAGACGCTGACGCCCGACGCGGTTCGCCGAGTGTCCTTGATTTCCTCGAATATGCGGGAATAGCCGTCGCGAAGCTCAATCAGATCGGAGACTTCTTCGTCAACTTTATCCACGGCTAGAGCACCATGAGGGTGGGTTCGTCAGAAGTGCCGTGGTTCTCGCCGCTCGCGAGGCCCAGAGCCATGATTAGGGCCACAACCCCGTCAATACGGGCCGTCGAGTGAGAATGCTTCTTCGTCGGTTTGATGTTCGCCGCATCGTCGATCTTGATCTGCACATTCGACATCTGCCACGCGAGGGTCGGGTTGCCCGCGTGCCGGATTCGCTTACTAATCGTGGCCGTTTCAAGCAGCTTCGAGGGCGAACTCATGCTCGCAAAACCTTGTCCGAACGGCTTCACTTCAATCCCTTCTCCTATGAGTTGGGTCGTCAAGTGAACGGCGTTCCAGCGATCAATGGCTACAGCCCGAACGGAATTCTTCTCGCAAAACGAGAGAATGTAGTCCCGAACAGCGTCATAGTCCGTAATATCGCCTTCTGTTAATTTAACATATCCCGCATCGGCCCAGGCTTGATACGGCACCCGGTCTTCCTTCGACCGCTTCTGCGCGTTCTCCTCGGGGATGAAGAACTTGGCGTGAACGTCATAGGTCAAGGTGCCATCCGGCTCGGCCATCGGCCAGACGGCGACGAACGCGGTCGTGTCGAACGTGCTTGCAAGATCGACGCCGCACCAGCAGGGGCGGCCAGCAGTCTCCCGAAGCGGCCCGTTGTTGGCGTCCCAGGCACCGTGGCGAATCCACTTCGTCTCCGACTTCTGCCACTGGTTCAAGTGGAGCGTTCGGAAGACGATCTCGTCAGCCGGCGAGTCCTTCGCTTTCTGGGCGAATTGCTCGAAATACTCGGGTTTTAGCGTGATTCCGTAGTTCGGATTCGCTTTTTTCCAAGTGGATTCCACAAAGGGGTCATCATCCGGGTCGGCCGCAAATATGCACGGCAGGAACGAGTCATCTTTGAGCACGCCGTCGCGAATCTTCTCAGCCCGCTGCCAGTCCTTGTAGCACGGGCCGAGCATATCGGTGCCGGCTGTCGTTATGTAAAGGGTCAGCGGCTGGCTCCTGGAGCCGGTTCCCGTCTCTAGGACATCGACTAGCTCACGGTCTGGGAAGACGTGATATTCATCGACCAGCACACAGCTTGGGTTGTAGCCGTGCTTGGTGCCGGCCTCGCTCGAGATGCAGATCATCGTCGCATTCCTCTCGGGCAGGACGATGCTATTCCTGTAGACCTTGCACCTCTTCGCCAGCGACGGACACGATTCGACGAACTGTTTCGCCGCGGTATGCAATAGAGCCGCCTGCGAGCGGTCGCCGGCCGCGACGATCACCTCGGCCCCCACGTCGTCGCAGCAGAGCATATAAAGCCCGATTGCGGCGGCCATCGCCGACTTACCATTCTTGCGACTTATCGCGAGCAGACTGGTTCGATATTGTCGGAGGCCGTCGGGCTTCTTCGTATTGAAGAGCTTGTCAAGGTATTCGTCCTGCCAGCGCTCGAGGACGAATGGCTTCCCGGCAAAGTCGCCTCGACTGTGCTGAAGTAGGCCGATGAACTCGCGGATATCAACCACGTTTTGCGAGAAGAGCATCCATCGGATCGACGACGACCTTCACCGCTCCGTAGCCGAGGCGGGTGCGGTCGCCGGGGGTAAGGCCCAGGACAGTCTCGAGATGGCGAAGAGCTTCGCCGCATTCCTTCGCCTGCATCGCCATCGCTACTGGGCGAGAGAAGCGGATCGACCCGTCGGGGGCTAAGACCTCGACGTAGCACGAATCCATCGCCTGGAGTTGCTGGCTGGCATACTCCCACATGACATATGTCGTCGAGTAGCGGGTGATGACGTGCTCGTCACTCTCAGCCAGGGTGCCCATACCCTCGAGCCACGCGACAACCCGGCCGAAAATCTCCTGCGCTCGAGGCTTCAGCCACTCGGGCGCGGTGATCGGGGCAGCCGGGGCAGCGCCGAGTTCCTCGCGGTTCTTGGCGTGCTTGGAACCTCGCAGAGCGAGGATGTGTTTCGGCGTTGGCGGGCGGCCTTTCATAGCTACCAGCCTACAGATCGCGTATTACGCGGTGCAAACCGATGCGTGGATATCCTCGGGGGTTCCTCGGGGGTTCCTAGCGCGCCGATGGAGGCGGGACGGCGAACAGCCGTTCCGCAAATGAGCCAGTTTCGTCCGCGGCTGCTCCCCTTAGGACATGCGC